CAGAAATGGGCGACGAAGAAGCTACAAGCGATTTGGATGCTGAAATGGGTAGCGAAGAAGCCGCACCAGTTGATGCAGATGCCGCTGATGTAGCTGATGCTATGATGGATGTTGAGTCCGCTCTAGCAAAACTAAAAGCAGAATTTGAAGAAATGGTCAGTGGCGTAGACGCTGATCAAGACGGTGAAGAAGGCGAAATGGCCCCAGCAATGGGTGGCGAAGAAGCCGCACCAGAAGAAACACAAGAAAGCATTGAAGAAGCTCTAGAATTACAAAAAGTTTCTTTAGATGCTAATACAGAAGGTAGTCCAGCCGGTGCTGGTACAGGTGCTAACAGCGTTACAGGCGCTACAAACACAGTAAGCCCAGTTGCCAAGCGTAACCCAATGATGGCTCGTCCATCTACACACTTTGGCGGTAGCCCAAGTGGTGAAGGTACAGCTAGCGGTACAACACCAGCTAAGGCCCCTAAGTCTCAAGACATGGGCGGCACAACAAAGCCAGCAGTTAGTAAAGTAGCCAAGCCAGGTACAGTTCCTGGTCGTGAAGGCGGCTCTAGCTCAAGCACATTACCTCGAGGTTAAACCATGATGAACCTTCAGCCACTAAGAGAAAATTTAACATTCGATCAAGCAGGTATGGTTGTTGAAACCAAAGAGTCTGCCAGTGGCGGTAAGGATCTCTACATGAAGGGCGTTTTTATCCAGGGTGGTGTACGCAATCACAATCAGCGTGTATACCCAGTAAATGAAATCGCTAATGCTGTAGAGAGTATTCGTAAACGATTAGATAGTGGTTATTCCGTATTAGGTGAAGCTGACCATCCAGATGATTTACAAGTAAACATTGACCGAGTAAGTCATATGGTTACAGAAATGTGGATGGACGGTGCAAATGGTTATGGTAAGTTAAAACTTATCCCAACCCCTATGGGAAACATTATCAAAACATTGCTTGAAAGCGGTGTTAAATTAGGCGTCAGCAGTCGTGGATCCGGCAATGTTACTGAATCAGGTAATGTGTCGGATTTTGAAATTGTAACTGTTGATGTGGTAGCACAACCTAGTGCTCCTGAAGCCTATCCTACACCAATTTATGAAAGAGTAATGGGAAGTCGTAGACGTGCCGCTCTAATGGATGTGGCCTATGCGGCGACCTACGATAGGTCCGCACAAAAGCACCTTGAAAATGAGGTGACTAGATTTATTACAAATCTAAAGAAAGTCTGAGGAAAAAGCTATGAGTCAATTTACAGAAATGCTAGGTTCAGTAGTTTTATCCGAAGAGGTGCGTGAGAATATCAACGCCGCTTGGGAAAAACACTTAGCCGAAAGCCGTGAGGAAGTTACGGCAGAATTGCGTGAAGAATTTGCGACACGCTACGAACATGACAAAAGTGTAATGGTTGAAGCTCTAGACAAAATGGTTACTGAAAGTCTCAGCGCCGAACTCAATGAGTTTGCCGAAGAGAAAAAAGCTCTTGCAGAAGATCGCGTGAAATTTAAAACTCACATGATTGAAAGTGCAGGTAAGTTTAATGACTTTTTAGTTACTAAACTAGCTGAAGAGATCAAAGAACTACGCTCAGATCGCAAAACTCAAACTGAAGCAATCGCTAAGTTAGAGAAATTTGTTATCCATGCGCTAGCTGAAGAGATCAAAGAGTTTGACCAAGACAAGAAAGCTGTAGTTGAAACTAAAGTTAAACTAGTAGCAGAAGCTAAAGAAAAATTAGCTGAACTACAAGCCGCTTTTGTTAAACGCAGTGCTAAACTTGTTAAGGAAGCAGTAGCAAACAATCTAGGCTCAGAACTAGCTCAACTTAAAGAAGACATCCAAAGTGCTCGTGAGAACATGTTTGGTCGTCGTATCTTTGAAGCGTTCGCAGGTGAATTTGCAGTTACACATCTCAATGAGAACCGTGAGATTGCTAAACTACACTCAGAACTCGTTCGTAAAGAGCGTAAACTTCAAGAAGCTGCTCAAACCATTGACAGGGCTAAAACCCTTGTTGAGAGCAAAGAAAAGAGATTCGTATCATTAAG